CTGAAACCGGTAGAATCCCCCCAGACAGTCATCAACTACCTCTACAAGACCGGCATCAAACTGTGGTGGTATGGTGTGGTGCATGGTGAAATCGCCTTCAAGAACGAGTTCATGCCGCAATTTGACACAAAACTTCCGCAGATGCCCAACACATTATGGTACGGTGACGGTACGAAACTGAACCTCTATTACAAGGACTACGACAAGAAAAATAAACGCATGGTGGCACGCACCATTGATGTGTACGAGGTGATGGATGCCTGCTCGGAAATGTTCCTGGGCTACTCCTTCGGTGCGGAGAACTTCCTCACACAATATGAGGCCTACCGTATGGCGCTGGAAACGTGGAAGGTCAAACCTTATGAGATAGTCACCGATAACCAGGGCGGGCACAAGAAGCCGGAAGCACAGGCCTTTTTCAAGAAAATATGCCACCTGCACAAGACCACCATGCCTCACAACGGCCAGAGTAAGACCATCGAAAGCGCTTTCGGACGTTTCCAGCAGCAGGTGATGCACAAGCTCTACAACTATACCGGCCAAAACGTGACCGCCACCAAAGAGAGCAGTCATGTCAACATCGACCTGATAATGAAAAACATCTCGCAACTCCCTACTCTGGAAGAGATGAAAGAGCAATATCTGAAATGCCGTCTTGAATGGAACAGTATGCCGCATCCCACTAGTGAGACGGGGATGACCCGTATGGAAATGTACACGGCCCTCAACAGCCCGAAAGCCGAACAGCTGGACGAATACGAGGTGCAGGAACTCTTCAAGCTCCTCAGCAAGGACAGCGTGAAGTACGGCAAGCAGGGATTCGTATTCAGCCGTAACAACAAGGAGTACCGTTACATGGTCTATGATGAATCCGGACAGGTAGATATGGGTTTCCACATGCAGAATGTGGGTGTCAGTTTCCGCTACAAGTACGATCCCATGGACATGACCTCCGTAGAACTGTGGGAAGTCTGTGCGGGCGACAGGCTGAAGTATGCCGCTACTGCCACCCCGAAAGTCGTCTTTCATCGTGCTACCGCAGAACGCAGTACGGAGGAGAGCGAACGGCTCTACGCCCAGATACGCGCCCAAAAGCGTGCTCTTGCCGGGCACTATATCGCCTGCGAGGAACTGTTGCTTGAGGAGAGCATAGGAGAAGCCTACACCAAGCTTGTGATGCCCCTTCCGGTGGGTGAATCACAGAAGAGCATGGAGCGGCAGCGTGAACAGTACGCCAACGAGGAGCTGAAAGCCCCGGTTGCCTATCCTGAAGGTGTCGGACCGGGAACTTATGAAGCCGAACCAGAGGAAGAACCTGCGGGCATCGCCTCCCCGGGTGAATACACCAAGCAGGTTTCCGGCATGACTGAAGCTGAAATGTACCTGTCGTTCCTCAGCGATAATTAACCAGTATTCAATAATCAATTAAATACCATTCAAAAATGAAAGAACTCAGTAAACAAGACAAAGACGCCATACGTGACGCACTGTTGGAATATTGCGGTAACTATCCCAGCCAGAACCGTGCCAGTGAAAGCCTGAACGGTGTCAGTGCCGCAACCGTATCACAAATATGTAATCAGAAGTACACCAGTATCAGTGATGACATGTTCAGCCGTATAGCCGCACAGATCGGTTTCAGTATGGACCGTTGGACATTGACAGAAAGCAATGCCTTCCAGCGGATTACTTTCGCGATGTCAGACGCACAGGCCTACAAGAATACCACCTGGGTAGTGGGTGATGCAGGTTGCGGCAAGACGACCGCCGCCATCGAGTACCGCCGCACACACCGCAATGTGTTCTATATCCTTTGCTCTGAAGATATGAAAAAGAGCGATTTTGTTCGGGAAATCGCCAAACAGGTCGGCGCTCCGGTGGACGGGACCAACCTGCGTGACATTCTGGAATATGCCATTTCCATGATAGCCTTTCTTCAAAATCCGCTTATCATTTTTGACGAAGGAGACAAACTGACGGACAGTGTATTTTCCTACTTCATCAGCATATACAACCGTCTGGAGAATAAAGCGGGGATCATCTTTCTTTCCACCGACTACATTAAGCGCCGGGTGGAAAATGGCCTGCGCTATAACAAGAAAGGTTACAAGGAGATAAACAGCCGTATCGGCCGCAAGTTCTTTGATGTGAGTGCCGCAACGGAACAGGATGTGTATGCCATCTGCCGGGCCAACGGGCTGACAGAGCCGACCGAAATAAAGCGTGTACTGCGTGAGGCACAACAGGGGGAATATGACCTTCGCCGGGTGAAACGGGTCGTACATGCCTGCAAGCGCATATTGGAAGCCAGACGGATGAAAGGAGGTACGGAACAATGAGTGAAGCGGTGAATGATGCCAGGACCTTTGCGCGTAATGCCAAAGGGGTACGTGAACTGCTGTCCATGAAATTTGATACGCTCCCATTCGAAGGTGAATGGTACGACGCTTTCGGTACTCCTGAAAGCCGGGGGGTATGGATAGTCTGGGGGAAGTCAGGCAGCGGGAAAACCTCTTTTGTAATGAAGCTTTGCAAGGAATTGTGCAAATATGGTCGTGTAGTTTACAACAGTTTGGAGGAAGGTATCAGCCTGACCATGCAGAATACCGTACGACGTAGCAACATGCTGGAGACAAACCGCCGTTTTTTATTGGTCTGTGAATCGATGGACGAGCTCAGTCTGCGCCTGAAACGCCAGAAATCACCGGACTTTGTTGTAATAGACAGTTTCCAATATACGTACATGAGCTTCCCACAGTTCCTTAAATTCAAAGAACAGCACAGAAACAAGCTGCTTATCTTCATCAGTCATGCCAGCGGTCAGAATCCGGACGGGCGTACAGCCAAGAAGGTTTTGTACAACGCCTCACTGAAAATCTATGTAGAAGGCAAACGTGCTTTTTCCCATGGCCGTTTCATAGGCCCGAAAGGATACTATGATATCTGGCCGGAAGAAGCGGAAATTTATTTCGGAGAAAAACCGATTTTGAATGATGAAAACGAATAAGGATAAACAGATCAGTGTCCAGCAGCTCAAAGCTTTGCACGCCACTTTCCACCGCATCGGTATGGATGACGATGCCAGGCATGGATGCATCTATGAATTCACTTCCGGACGTACGGTAAGCAGCCGGGAACTGACGATGCACGAGGCGCGGCAGCTGTTGGAAAGGCTGAACCCACCGGATGAAAAAACAAGGGCGATGCAACTGGCGGAAGCGAAAAGTGTGTTCCGCGACATCTACCGCCTTTCTTTCATGATACCGCAGCTCAATCAGGGTTTCACCAGTGACAATGAAGACGAATACCGGATGAACGTTGCGAAGCTCAATATGTGGGCGAGGAAATACAGCAAGGCGCGCAAGGATGTTACCGCCATGAAACTGTGGGAGTTACAGGATACCAAGAAGCAGCTGGAAGCTTGGATGCGGCGTGAGGAAAAGAAACAGAAAAATGAAACAATATGAGAACGAAAAATGAAATCAAACAGGCTGTGGCGATATTGACTCGTAAAGCCGACCGGCTCAGTCTTGTACAGGCCGAGGTATTGCAGGGCAGCATGACCGAACAACAGGTATTCCAGAAATACGTCATGGAAGTTGCAGAAGAGAATCGTGACGAAGAGATGTTCTTCGCCGCCCGCGATGCCGCCCGGTTTTCTGCCGGACATATCGGTCTGGAAGAACTGATACCGGATGTACAGAACATGACAGCGGCGGACTTTGCCGCCGGAGCCTGTGACACAGAGAAGAAGACACCGAAAGAGAAGCAGACCGTAAGCCTGCGGGAGTTCGAGGCGCTGAAGCGTCGGGTGCATCAGCTGGAAGGTTTTGTGGACGAACTGCTGAAGGAACGCCGCCGGAACGCCGAATATCAGAAACTGCCCGACACGAACCGTGCCGACTTCATCGGACAGAAGGCGGCCACCGAACTGGTGGGCTGCAGCCGTGAGACACTGGGCGCATGGCAGCGCAAGGGGCTCATCACCGGTTACCGCAAGGCAGGACTGGTGTATTACAGCCGCACTGAGCTTGCTTCCAGTCCCGTGGTGCAGAACTTCATCAACATCAAAGACCGGAGGAGAAATCATGCAAATCTATGACACGCACATCGAACGCCGTAAAGACCTCGTCCGGAAGTTGGATGCAAGCGCCGGTCGCATCAGTGATTACCACAGCCGGCTGATGACCCATGCGGGCGCCATGACACCCACGGAACTGGAGCATCTGATGGACGACTACCGTGCCGAGCAAGTGCGCTACGATAACCTTTCCCGGGAATTGGATGGATATAACACTGCGGTCAAGACGGCAGCCGCCAAGGAGCGCTGGCGCAAGCAGAACCGGGACAGAAGAAAGAAATTACATTATTAACCCTATAAAAACATTTATTATGGCAAGAACAAAGAAAACAGTAGTCAGCGGTATCACCCGCGAACAGGCAGAACAGGCATTCGC